TAGCACGTCCGCCCCCCACACCCGCTCCCTGATTTCACTGGATCAGGCGCCCGAATTGCTGAATTAGTCGGTAAAGGTGTAATTATTGCGGAAGGTAAAGCGGAAGCACCAGCACCAGCACTGACTGAAGAAGTGGCACCGGCTGAAGAAGCTGAAGAAAAACCACTTGAAAAATTGAAAGTGGCAGAATTGAAAGAACTACTAGAAAAATCAGGCGTAGAATATGAAGCGGACGCCAAAAAAGCGGATCTAGTAGCGCTTGCCCAAACAATCGAAGGGGAATAAAAACAGATGGAAGTAACCCAACTTGCAAAAATTAAACGTCGGTTGGGTATTGATCCGACTGACAATTTAGAAAATGATTTGTTGAGCGATCTAGTGGAAGACGCTGAAAGTTATTTCAAAGGCCTGACAGGCACGGCGGAAATAGCTAGTAAGTATAATTTCATGATCGAAAATGTGGTGTATAAGCTATACGGCCGGAAAGGTTCCGAGGGCGTAACGTCTGAAACGGTTGACGGTTATTCTGTTACCTATCAGGAATGGGATAACCTATTCAAACCATACATGGCCATTCTTAATAAAGATTTTGGCCTAGACGGTTCACAGCGTGAGCGTGGAAAGGTGTTTTTCCTATGAAGACACCGAACCGAATTACCTTAATTTGTGGGGGGCGTAAGAAATACAATCCGGAAACGGATAAGTATGAAACGGAAGCAAGAAAGACTGTAATAGTCCCTTGCTTGGTTAATAAAGTCACTCAATCAAAGGTGTTTGAAAGCTACGGGAACCGGACAGATACAGTGATTTCTTGCCGGTTCCAAAAAGAGCAAGCGCCTTTTGATCAAGCTGTTTTTAATGGCGATACCTATGAACCTATTGAAGCGATTGACGCCCCTATAAAAGGGGCTGTACGCTTGAAAAAGGTAGGGCCTAACAATGGTTAGTGTTAAATGGCACGGCTTGGAGAAATTGACCATGACCATTTCAAACGCACACCCAAACGCCGTAAAGCTTTCTATAGCGGTCTTGAAAAACAACGGTGAGCGCACTAAGGCAGTAGCAAAGAAGAAAGCCCCTGAAGACACGGGCTTTTTAAAAAATCATATTACTACTTCTTACCCCGGTATGGAAGCACATATTCACGCACAAGCCGGGTATTCCGGATATCAGGAATATGGGACCCGGTTTCAGCCGGGGACGCCATTCATGCGCCCGGCGGTTCAGGAAATTCAACCGCAATTTCAGGAAGACATGACAAACGTAATGAAAGGGGTGTTTAAATGACGCCAAACCATGAATTATTTAGATTAATTTATCAGTTGGCTGAAGCAAAAGCACCAACTTTTGACTTTTTGCCGGAAGCTGGGACAAAGTACCCCTTTATCTATATTGGTGAAAATACGGCACAGGAAACCCAAAATAACGACCTTTGGGGGACGGTGGGCCAAACGGTCCACATTTACGCTACAAGGGCACAACGGGCCATTTTGGACGATATTTCAGCCTATTTAGAAACGCTTGTCAAAAATATTTCCGGGAAGTGGGAATATAATTTAAACCACACTACTACAAACAAACAGATCATACCCGATAATACAGATGTCCAGCCATTGCTTCATGTGGTTTTGGACTTTTCTTTTACCTATACGAAAAAGGAGAAAAAATAACAAATGGCAGAATTAATTCAAGGAAAAGACTTTATCGCGTTTTTCCGACGTGTTAAAGATCAAAAGAAACAAGACGCCGGAAAAGTAAGATTCCAAACGGAATTAACTTTGAACGCTGAAAAAGAAGTAGAAACCACGAAAACAAAAGACGGAGTAGTTAACTCAGTTTCAGACGGTGAAACTTCAGGCGAATTTACTTCACTAGCATACCGCGAAGACAAAGACACGGTAAATATGTGGAAAGAAATGCGCACTTGGTTCCGCAATACGGATAAAATTGAAGTTTGGATCGTGGACCTTGCAAGTAAGTTTGAAGAAGGCGGAAAGGAAAAATATGATGTGGAATATTACCAAGGATTTTTCAAAAACTTTGAAATTTCCGCGCCCGCTGATGATAAAGTAGAACTTACTTATGAAATGGCGATTGATGGAAACGGTGTGATCAGTACCGACACACTCACAGAAAGCCAAAAATCAGCCATTAACAAGGCGCAATATGAATACCACACTTTGGCAAAAGAGGGTGAAGGCACAGGCCAAACGCTCTAATTTTTCAGGGGCTTTAAAAGCCCCTTATTTTTTTGGATTTAAAGGAGAAAATAGACATGATTTTAAACATTGGCGGAAAAGAATACACTTTACATTTTGGAATTGGTTTCTTGCGTGAAATGAACAAGCTTCATTCAGCGGAACTTGAAGGAATGAAAACCGGCTATGGTGCTATGACGCTATTTAATGCCGGAAAAGCTTTGAATGACCCTTTGGCCTTTATCGACGTGATCAAGGCCGGAACAGTTACGGAAGCACAAAAGCCGTCAAACGAAGCTATTGAGAAATACCTTGAAGAACTGATTCTAAATGATCAGTATGACAAAGTTATTGAAGACTTGGTTAATGAGTTAAAAGCGTCGCCCCTACTCAAAAAGGCCATGAACCTAGTAGAGTAGGGAACTCCGACCCGTCAAATTCCAACTTTGGCTATGATGAAGCCCTAGCGCTCCTTATTGCCCGGCACGGTATGACCTTCCGGGAAGCAATGCGGACAACGCTAGAAGAATTTGAAATTTATAACATGGCCTACGCTATTCAGCAAGAAGATAAGCGCCTAAACTCCGCTATTCAGGCTTGGTTTAATCAATCTGTTAAAGCGCAAAAAGGCCGGGGCAAGTCAGCCCGTCCAGCGTTTAAGAATTTTGAAGAATTTTATAACCATAAAGAAGAATTTGACAGGATTTTCCAAAAAAATCAACCTACAAAAGAAACCGTACCGCCTAGAAAACTAGACATGGCGGAACGGAACAGATTAATAAATCAAGCAAGGAAAGGGGGTAATTAATGGGAGCAGATTTTGACGTAACGGCCATACTGAAGGCGAACGTTTCAGACTTTAGAAACGGTTTAAAAGAAGCCCAAAGTTCTTTGGAAAGCTTGCGGAATCAAACCGGGTCAAGTCTTGAAAAATTAAGCGGTTCACTTCATGGCGTCGGTGATTCCATGATCAAGGTAGGGGCCGGAATGACAGCCGGTTTCACTTTGCCGGTTGTCGGTGCTATCGGTGGAGTTGTCAAGTCGTTTGCAAGCCTAGAACAGGCCGTAGGTGGTATTGAAACCATGTTTAAAGGTTCCGCTGATACTGTTATCAAAAATTCAGAAACAGCATACAAGCGGGCCGGTGTTTCCGGTGTGAAATACATGGAACAGGTAACTTCATTCAGTGCTAGCTTGCTTCAAGGTCTTGGTGGTGATACCGCACAGGCCGCCAAATATGCGGATATGGCTATAGTTGATATGTCTGATAATGCGAACAAGTTCGGTACTAATATTTCAGACATTCAAAACGCCTATCAAGGTTTTGCAAAAGATAACTATACCATGCTTGATAACTTGAAACTTGGTTATGGTGGTACACAGGAAGAAATGGCCCGGCTGGTTAATGAATCCGGCGTAATGGGTGACAGCTTCAAGGCTACGGCCAAAAACGTGAAAGATATTCCGTTTGATAAACTGATCCAAGCTATCCACGTTACACAGGAACGCCTAGGAGTAACCGGGACCACGGCAAAAGAAGCAAGTGAAACAGTTTCCGGATCCTTTGAAGCTATGAAAGCTTCAGCCCAAAACCTTGTGGCCGGCCTTGGTCAGAAAAACGCTGATATCAAGGGCCTAATGCAAAACTTAAAAGATACAATTATCAACTTTAAGAATAACATTGTACGGGTTTTAGGCACAATTTGGGATAACTTACCACTTTCACCACTTCAAAAATGGGTGGGAGCCTTTACCGTAGCGATCGGGCCTATTCTGACAGTAGTAGGAACGGTTACAAAGGTAGTAGGTACCATTGTAGGGGTAGTTAGTAAGGTTTCAGGCGCTATTTCTAGCCTGATCGCTGGTTTTCAAAGTGCTACCGCTGGGGGTTCAGCTATTTCCGGCGTGTTTGGTTCGATTGGTACCGCTATAGGTTCCATTACCGCCCCTGTTTGGGCTGTAATTGGTGTTATTGCGCTATTTGTAGCTGGTTTAGTGGGCTTGTATAAGTCAAGCGAGGAATTTAGGGACAAGGTTAACTCAGCCTTTCAGGCTGTTTATAAGGCTGTATCAAGCGCTATTAATGAAGTAGTGGCCTTTGTAAAACAGATCTTTGGATCTCTTATTTCTTGGTGGAATGAAAATCACCAGCTTATTCTTCAGACGGCTGAAACGGTATGGAACGCTATTAAGTCAGTAGTAGAAACGATTGTAAACGCTATCGCCCCAATTATTGAAGCCGGATGGAACGCTATAGTTCCAATGGTTAAAACTGTTTGGGACTTGATCAAGAACGTAGTTGAAACCGGCTTAAATGTAATTCTAGGAATTATCAAAATGATCATGCAGATCATTAATGGCGATTGGTCCGGTGCGTGGGAAACGCTCAAAGGGATCGCCTTGAGTATTTGGGAAGGTATCAAAACGGCGGTAGGAATCGCCATTCAGGGCCTTACTCAAGTTATTCAAGCCGGGCTTGAGTTATTGAACCAAATTTGGACAGCTATTTGGAATACTATTGTAGCGGTGGTTGGTCCTATTTGGGATGTGATTGTAAATTTAGTTACAACAGCGGTTACAGCGGTTTGGAATGTAATTCAAACAATCATGACTACAATTTCAGATGTTTGGAATACTATTTGGAACACACTTTCAACAGTGGTTTCAACCGTTTGGGACGCTATTTCTCAAACAGTTACAACAGTATTTACAGCAATTTGGAACACTATTCAAACAATCCTTAACACCATTTCAGAAATTTGGTCCAATATTTGGAACAGCATTAAGGCGGTGTTTGCCGGGATCTTGCTTACTATTGTAGGGCTTGTTACAGGTAACTTTGATCTTATCAAACAAGCCATTACAGGCGCTTGGAATGTTATCGTGCAAAGTACACAAGCGATTTGGAACACTATCGTTTCCTTTTTGGGTTCAATTTGGAATGGTATTACTTCAACAGCAACAGCAATTTGGAATGGAATAAGTTCGCTTATCTCAAATGTGATGAACGCTATCTTTTCAACTATTTCAAGTATTTGGAATAGTATAAGTTCATTCATTTCCGGAATTTTAAGCGGTATTTCTTCAACCGTTTCAAGTATTTGGAGCGGAATAACTTCTTCTATTAGTAGTTTTATGTCTAATATCGGAAGCACTATTTCCAACGGCTGGAATACTGTAGTAAGTACCGTTACTAGCGCCGGTTCCCGTTTGGTTTCAGCGGTCAAAACAGCCTTTACAAACGCCGTGAATGGCGCTAAAAACTTCATTAGTGGAGCTATTAACGTCGGTAAGGATTTGATCCTAGGATTTGTTAAAGGTGTAACCGGTTTCGCTGGTAAGCTTATTGACGCCGTGGGTGGTGCTGTTAAAGGCGCCATTAATTGGGCCAAAGGTTTGCTGGGTATTAAATCACCTTCACGGGTATTCCGTCAATTCGGGGTATATACTGACCAAGGTTTCATTATTGGGGTAGACAGCAAGGCCGAACAAGTAGCGAAGTCAGTAGGAAACATGGCGCAAGGCGCTATTAATGCCTTCACTGATAAAGACCTATCGGGGACATTCCAAGATGAATTGAGTTCCGTAGATGGAGCGCTAGGAAGCCTTACCGCTTATGATCCAAACGTTAACTTTGAAGGTGGTAGCCTGACAGTAGGACAACAGCCGGCAGATATTACCTTAAAACTTGGTAATACAGCTTATAGAGCATTTACAAACGATATTACAAATGAGCAAGAAATGGAATTAATTTTAGATAGTTACTAGGAAGGGGAAAAATATGTATAATTACGCTAATCTGAAAAAATTAGATCAAGCCGTTACAGTTTTAGAACCTAGCGACAATCTAATTATTAACGGTCAGCCCCTCAATAATTTAATTGAGGGGTACCGCCATTTAACAGTTTCAGGCCGTGGCCTATTGGGCCGGAATGTTTCAACTACCAAGGTTACAGGCCGGCGCGGTGTTTGGGTGGATGATTATGAGGATGAAGAACGCACCCTAGAAATCAAATACCAGCTTAAAGCGGACACCAGCGCCCAAATGCGGGACAAGTTCGCTAAACTAAATAAAATTTTAAGGACACACGCCCCAAGCGGTTTTCTTGAAATTACTTTCCGGGATGAACCGGAATATATTTACTACGGTTATTTCAACGGGGCAGATAGCTTTGAAGAAACAAACCTAAGTATTATCAGTAAGTTTAGTTTACTAATTCCGGACGGATATAAGAAGAAACAGCCCCAAACTTCAACAGGGCCTATTTCCCTTATTGACGCCGTGGAAGTCTTGCCGGAATCAATCGCAGTCACACCGTCAAAAACCACTGACCGGGTGCAGATTGTGAACGGGTCTAAAATTATTTCTTTTTCGGGGAGCTATGCACCCGGTAAAGATATTGTAATTTCTTTTGATCCGGATGAAGTTCGGGCAACTTACGGGGGCCGGAATATTTTGAGTGAACTAGACCGATTCAGCCCGCTGGAATTATTCAAAGTTCGGGACGGTGACACGATAACGGCAGTTAATGCAACAGTGAAGAAAGTAGTTTGGAGGGATGAAAGAGCGTGATTTATTTATTTGATAATGAAGAACGGCTTTTAAAAGTCGTAAGAAGAAACGCTATCAAGTCAGCACTTCAAAAATACGCGCTTACTACTGATAACTACGTTTCTGATCGCTTGACGGTTGAGATGAAGGCGTTAAATGATGATGAATTTGAAAAGGTGGAGTATATGGCCATTCAATCAATGGAAGATACACACCTTTTTCATTATTTCTATATCGCCCAAAAATCAACTAAAGGGGAAATTTCTACTTTTACCGGTGTTCAATCCGGCATAGAAGAACTACGAAAAACCCCGGTGTTTGATAAGCGCCCTAAAAACACACCGGCTAAACCGGTGATCAATGAACTCTTACAGGGGACGAATTGGCAGGCCCGTTTTGTGGCCGATACCACAAACCACAGCACGAATTTTTACTATACTTCCGTCTTTGACGCCCTGAAAAAACTTTGTAAGGTTTGGGGGCTTGAAATGCAGTTCTTTGTTGAAATGAACAGCAACGGCCTGGGTGCCCGGTACATTGATTTTAAAAAGAAAATCGGTGAAGCCGTAGGGAAACGGGTAGTCTATGGCCATAATGCGCTAGAGATCCTGAAGGAAGTAGAAAGAACCAACATTTTCACGGCCTTGATTGGACGGGGGAAAGGTGAACAGGTTTCAAGCGCTGAAGAAAGCGGAAAAGGTGGGGACGGTTACGGCCGAAAAATTACCTTTGAAGATGTGGTCTGGTCCAAAGCTAAAGGGGACCCGCTGGATAAGCCTAAAGGCCAAAAATACCTAGAAATTCCTGAAATGACTAGGACTTACGGGATCAAAAATTCAGACGGTACCATGCGCCCTAAAATTGGATTTACGGAATTTAATGAAGAAGAAGACCCTAATGAATTGATTAAGTTGACTTACCAAACCTTGATTAATTCAGCACGTCCACAATTAACCTTGAAAACTTCAAGCGTCTATTTACGGGGCGTGAAAATCGGGGACACTATCCGGGTGGTCCGACATGATAAGAAGTTAGACTATGATACACGGATTTTTGAAATTACTTTCAACCGTTTAAATAATCAGTCTAGTGATATCAAGTTAGGGGATCAGATCGGTGAAAGTTCATCTTCCAAGGTTCAGGCCGTAGCTGATAAAGCCGTAGAAGAATTTATCAATAACGAATTTAATAGCTTTATTGAAAACTTGCCGGACTTTATCAAGACGGCGGACGGTTATAACACGAATTGGTATAGCACCGAAGATCCGGTTAAGAAATACCCTAAAAAGGTAATGATCAACGATATTTGGTACAAACCGGACCCGGAACATGAAGGCCATAAAATCATGTACCGCTGGACCGGGGAAGTTTGGGAAGAAATCCTAAGAACTTACAACGAAGTGAGTTTGAGGGAAGCGATTGATCAGAAATTCAATGAGCTGAAACAGGCTATGGATCGGCAAAGCGCAAAGACTGAACAACAGATCAATGACGCTTTGAATAAATCCGGCCTTGGTAAACTTGCGGACGACGCTAAGAAAATAGCGGAACAGGCAAAAGGCGAACTTGAAACGATCAAACAGCAAAACCAAACGGCCCAAAATGAGCTAACTACTTTTAAAACAAAGATTCAGGCGGATTTAGACGGCAAACCAAGCAAAGCGGAAGTAACTGAATTGATTGACGGGGTGAAGGAGAAATTCACTACTAATATCGGTTTGAGAAACTACGTTTTAGGCACAGGGAAGCCGGCAAACGTCGGGAATAATACCAAACTTTACACGTTTTCAAAAGATTCCCACGGCTGGGGAACTGATCAAAAGCTAAGACTTTCTTTTGATTATCAGGCGGAAGACGCTGTAAAGAAATTCCGTATTAATCGGGTAGTTAGATACAAAAACGGTCAGGCACAGTGGGATTTTGCAATAAACAACCTTACAACGGGGAAAGCTTTCATTGATGTTTCTAGCGAAAAATCCGGGAAGTATTCGGAGCCGTTTATTTGGAAAGGTTACACCAAGGGGAACCCTGAAGATATTGAAAGTATTGAGTTTTATTTAAACCTTGATGAAGGCAGTGGTAACGTACAGATTAAAAATTTGATTGTTTCCGCTGGAACTAATGAAACTGATTGGGTACCCGCCCCGGAAGATCAAGAATATTTAGTAACACAGGCACAAGCTGAATTTGAAAGAACAGCGCAAGGCCTAAAGACTAAATTAGACACGATTTCTACAAACTTTAACCCGGACGGCACAACTTCAGAAAAATTTAACCGCTTTTTGGAAACTAAAACCGCTGAAGGTATCAGCCGGGAGCGCGCTGAATTTGGGAAAAACTACGTCGCCAAAAATACTTATAACGAAAAAATTAGTGAGATTGAACAGAAATTTAATCAAACAGATGGGCAATTATCACAGTTTGCGACTTATAAGAACGGCTTGGACGGTCAGTATGCGACAATCACAAGGGAGCTTTCAGACAATAAGCGGGCTTATAGTGATTTTGTCCGGACGTCGGATGTATTTGTACAGGCCTTTGGTACCGTAGGGAGTGAAATAGCTAGCAATATTTCCCGGATGGTTTTGAATGATCAAATTTTTCAAACGGAAGTAGGGAAATATGTAACAGATGATAATAACTTGATTGTTAATTCAATGTCTATGTTTACTAATACGCTAGTTAACGCTAACAGAAACGGCGTAGAAGTTACCCTAAATGATGGAGTATTTAGCATTAAGGCGCAAGGTTTAACCGGGTATAACTTCACCGGTTTTTCATTGCCTATCTATGTCAAGAAGATTTACCGCGGTGAAACCTATACCCTAGGTTTCAAATACCGCTTTAAAGAATACCCGGATCATGCGTTTGCCTTTAATGTGAAAAACCACAAATTAAACAAGATTTTGTTATACGCAGATGTTGGTAAGAATAGACCGCCTTTAAATGAATGGCAGGAATTTCAACAAACTTTCACGGTCCGGGAAGACTTCCTTTTTGGCGAGGATCGTAATTTTCCGTTTTACATTTACCTAGTAAAAAACGGCTGGGTAGAGTTTAAGGAACCTATTTTGGTCCGCGGATCAAACACAGGACCATACAAACCAAGTCAATTCGATGACGCTTATAAGGCTAGCAATGAAGCAAAAAGCCTTGCCAGCGACGCGCAAGCGAAAGCGATTCAAGTTGCACAAGGAACTGAAGCAGTCCGGACGCAAGTAACACAGCTAAATAATAGCTATTCAATCCGGAACCTTAACAGCGCCGGGGACGTGCTGGGGCAATTAAATTTAAACCCGGACGGATCAATCAGAATTAATGAAGGTTTACTTTCTATCGGTGAAAAAACCTATATTAAAGACGGCGTTATTAAAAAATCCATGATCGGAGAAGCCCAAATTGACACGGCCCACATTAAGGAAATTGACGCTTCGAAAGCTAACATTTTTAATCTGAATGTTAATAATATCAACGGTTTAAACGCTGAATTTATTAAAGCTAAGATTGAATATGCCTTGGTGGATTGGTTAAGAGGAAAAACGATTTCCGCTATAAATGATAAAACCGTGTTTAACCTAAATGATGGGCGTTTAGCCTTTCATGATAATAATACCGGTGTTTATCGGGAAGAATCTGGGGCGTCAAGCCAAGGGGTTTTCTTCAGAAATGATGATGTCAATATAAACGGCTATTACCGTATCAATTCCAAAGTTATTGTTGGGGCGGATCGTCGTGATAACGATATTTTTCGCAATTGGAACCGCGGTGGATTTAACGGAATGATCGTGGATACAATTCGGGGAGTTGGTACGGAAGCCCACGACAACGCCGATAAAGTGACCTTTGTAGGTGACCGGTTTAACTTTACCCACTCTTACGATTACGACCCTAACACCAATTCCAACCCTTATGGCTGGAAAATGACAACATGGGGAACCGCAACTATAGCGCCATTCGGTACTAATGGAAGAAATACCAATATACAAGCCGGCGATTTTCTACTAATCAACAACGGAAATAACGGCGTATGGTTAAGACAAGTTTTGCGAACCTTAAAAACAGCATTACAACACTTTGTAAATGCTGGTTTTGTAACAGATACTTTTACAATTCCAAGAACCGGCGCACAAATGCAAGTAGCTTTACACAGTTCTATCAGAAATGCAGTCGCTAACTCTTTAAGGGACTTTGATAAGCTGGGGATTTAAGAAAGGAAAATCAATGAACGAAGATTTTTATAATAGTGTACATTTTGAACTAGCTTCAGAAATTGGGCAGAAAGCGGTAATTATTGCGACGCTTCAAGCGCAATTAAAAAATTTCCGTGAATACACCCAAAAGCTGGAAGGGAAAAAGCAAGACCTTCAGAAAGCTAAAGATGAATTACAAGCAGATTTTGAAGCCCTTCAAAAAGAAAAAGAAGAACTTCAAAACCAACTCAATGAATTGAAAGTAGAAGGAGCTGAATAATGCGGACTTATGCAGTAGTAGGGAAATACCCGGTATATGATGAAGATGGAAAAATCACACACACAGACATTTCTTTAAACGCAACTAGTGGGGGCTTTGATAGCTTCACCCAGCGAGTGGCCGGGGATCACCGAAATAAGCCGGACACTGAAGCGATTGAACTTGCTAAAGACGCTTATTTCAAATCGGAATACGCTGAAAAGGCAATGTCTGAAAGTGTTCAGGAAATTGATAACCTGAAGATCAAGGCCAAAGAACGGGATTTGAAAGTACAAGCGCAAAAAGAACAGCTTGAAACCATTAATAAGCTTGTGGAAAACAACGCTAAATTGACACACGTTTCAATTTTAAATGCTGTAATGTCCAAAAATATCACTTATGGAACTATTTATAAACAGTATATGGACCTTTTGCCTATCGCTAAAACAGGCGACACCTTCCAAACAGATGATTTATTTGTATTGGAAGACCCTAGCCATGAAGAAGTGGACGGGGAAGGAATTAAGATTTTAATTCAGGCCCAAAAAGCTTTCACCTACAATGGCGAACCTATCAGCGAATTTATGAAAGGTGGCAAGCTGGAACTAGGAACAGCAACAGCATGGCCTTTTGTTGGAAAGGAATAAGGTGACTTGTGGAAGTAATTGAACCGGATGGAATTTTTGGAATTTTTGAGGTGGTTAAGGACTTCTACGCCCACGGGATTGATGAACATTTTATAGTTTTTGCTTTAATGCTGATCGTGGCCCTTGATATTGTTTTAGGAGTATCAAGGGCGTGGGCTTACCATGACTTTTCCAGCCGTAAATGGCGGAAAGGTTTAGTCAGTCACACGGCCATGATCCTAATAACGGCGATTGGGTACCCGTTCGCGTTATATATGAATCTAGCGCCTGTAGTGGACGCTTTTATAATGGCCATGATGGCGGCCTATGGGTCTAGCATTTTAGCTAGTTTGTCAGCGCTGGGCGTAGAAATTCCGGGCCTTGATCGTTTTGTTAAACAAAATATAGACCATGAAAAATTTCAACTTAAAGAAGGGCTAGAACAGCCTAGTAAATTAATTAAGAAACATAAAGGAGAAAAGAAATGAATCAAATTACTGATATTGTTGTAAGTGGGGCTATGAGTATTCTTGTAGTATTAGTGGGAATTGTGGTTAATTCCGTCAAACAGTACCTTCTCACCCGTGGCGGGAAGAAAGCACTTGAAACCGCTGAAATCCTAGCTAAGAACGCCGTACAAGCTACGGAACAAGTAGCCGATAAATTGGACATTCACGGCGCTGATAAGCTAGAACACGCTAAAACAAGCCTTATTGAAGGCCTTGAAGCTTATAACATTTATTTAACTAATGATCAGTTAAATACATTTATTGAATCGGCTGTAAAAACAGCTAATGACGCTTGGAAGAAATAACAGGGGCTTTAAAAATGGATAAAATTCAACTATTTCAAAATGAGGTGCTGGGCTACGGCTTTGATATTGATGGATCTTACGGGTGGCAATGCTGGGACGGTTACGCTAAATATTGTATTTGGCTAGGCGTTCCCTTTGCAAACTGTACCAATTCCGGCTATGTTAAAGATATTTGGGAACAGCGTTATAGTAACGGTATTTTAGACTACTTTGATGAAGTGGAAAAATTGGAAGGCAATGAAGTTTGTATTTTCACAGAAAACGAATGGACGCCGGTTTCTCACGTCGCAATGTTTGTAGCAGATATCGACGGAAACCAAGGCTGGTTCCTTGGTCAAAACCAAGGCGGTGAAGCTGGGCCAAATGGTGGGGGTGCTTTCAATCTTATGGCCTTTCCTTATTCTACTTTGTACCCTACGGCCTTCCGTCCTAAAGGCGAACCACTTCCAAAAGACGAACTCAAAGAGATCGTTACGGAAGTCATGGAAAGCCATGAAGTACCTTTCTTCCCTGAAGAAGCTACTTTTACAGTGGGTGATAGTCCTATCAATGTCCGCCGTTATCCGGATCTGACCGGTGAAATTGTGGCAACTTATCAACCGGGTGAAAAGGTTCATTATGATTCCAAGGGTACCAATGCAGGCTATCGCTGGATCTCTTACGTGGGAACTTCCGGAAATCGGAATTATATGGCTATTGGTCCCGTGGATGAAGCGGGTAACCGCACGGATCTATGGGGTATGCTGGAATGATGGGAATTAATTCTACAAATTTAAAGCAAACCAAGGGCGGGGAAGTCATTAAACAAGGTGATTTTGGTTCAACGTTTGAATTTGAATTACTTGATTATGCTGGTAAACCTATTGAAGGCCTTGACGGTCAAAACGCAAAAGTAAAACTAGCTGGGTCAAAAGGTAAACTAGTTTTTGAAACCACAGTAGAAGGCTCAAAAGTGAGTTTTAAGATCTTGAAGATCTTACCGGTGGGAGTTTATCAACTAGAAATTGAATCCGGTGACTATGTTTTTCCAAGCGATCAAAGCGCCAGAATTGACGTTATTCAGTCGGTTGAAAACTATCAAGCGCCTGAAGTAGTGGAGCTTGGAAAAGTCAATATTCAACATGAAATTTCCGAATACTTGACCATTCACCCGGTGGATATTGCTGAAAACGTTAAACGGTATTTAGAAAGTCACCCTATTCAACCTTATAATGATAGCGCCCTAGTCCAGCGAATTGAAGCGCTGGAAGCTAGACCGGCCGGGCAAGCGGTGGATCTAAGTACCTACCTGACTTCAGATTTTGCTTATCAAACTTTCGTCAACTATACGGCGCTTCAAAGCCAAATGACGGAAACCATTAAGAACAAGCATTTAGAACTAGGTTTGGACGCTTTAATAGATACCAAACTAGCGAATAGCGGGGACCCGTTTCAGACTTTGAGCAAGGCAAAGGAAACCTTTGCTACAAAAGAGGAATTAACAAGTTTGATCTCCCGGATTGAAGCCCTAGAAAATAAAAACCAATAACGGTTAACCCCTTCCGAATGGA